TTGCGCCTTCCGGCCATACCGTCGACCCGGGGATCGGGCGGGTGAAACTGTTCGCCGAGTCCATGGTGATCTTGCCGGTGACGGCGAGAGTCGGCGACAGAGGTTGATGAATCCACGTCTGCGTCACGTCCAACGTGACCGTGGCTGCATCGGTGAACCCGAGCGACACTCCGGACGAGTTGAACTGTTCCGCCTGGTAGGAAGCCGGAATCCCGAAGGGGCATTCGTAGTCCATCACCGCCGCCCCACCGACAGCGAACAGGTTGACCCCGCCGCGGACTTTGAACTGGCGGCCCTCCGCAGTGCGGTACACGTTGATCGTCTGCGTGCCCGTCGCCAACGTGGAGAAGACGACCAGCACTCGCGGGCACGGGTTCGCGTCCAAAGATGCTGTGAGAGTCGGTGCGAACGCCATCTAGAACGCCCCCTTCTGCTTCCCTGCCCGCACGCCGGCCGTCTGCCGTTGGTTGTTCCGCTGCACCTGAATGTCGATCAGATCCGACAGGGTCACCCCGGTCTTATTGACGACGGTCACGGTGATGTCCCCACCGCCGCGGACGGCAGCGAGCGCCGATGATGGGTCGGCGTTGTACGCCTTCAGGAACCCCGGGTTCTGCCGTGCGGACGGTGCCCGCACCACGAACTCTTCCTGGGTGAGCATCGCCGGAACATTGTCCGTTCCGCTGGCGAACGCCTGGAAAGGGTCGCCGCCGCCGGCCAGATACGCTGGCCCACCACCAGCCCGGTAGATCGGGCCACCTCCGGACTTGAGAACGAACGCACGACCGCCGTTCGTCCCGGCAAGGACCGGATTGTTGCCTCCGGTCACCTGAATTTGCACAGGGATCAACCGGGGCAGAGCGTCGAGCTTCGCCTTGATATCGTCGATCTTCTTCTGAGCTGCAGCATCCCCCGACACCGTGTACGCAGTAGAAACATTCTTCGGAATGAGCCCGTACTGGTCAGCCAACGTGCCCGCCTGCGCAGCCGTCGCACCCATCTTTTCCGCCGTCTGGATGAACGAATCGCGGGCCGCCTGCATGTTCGTCGTCAACGTGGCCGCGGATGTCCCCGTTTTCGCCTGAGCGGAGATCAACGCAATCGCCGAGGACGCAATGTTGTCTAACGCGGTGGTGTTGTCCCTACCTGCCTGTGTGGACTGGTTGAGGGTGGCGCCATTCTTTGCCACCGCTGCCGTCGCATCCGCAACAGACTGCATGTAAGCAACGTTCGCTTGCGTAGCCGACAGGTTCACGTTCCCAAGGCCGGCGAGAGCCTGAGCGAACTGGTCTGTCGCCGTCCTCGCTTTGTCCTGCGCCGCCGCCAACTGTTCCGTGATCGACAGAGCCGTCTGGGTGCCAGCGTTCGCGGCGTCAAAGGCGGCCTTGTAGTCGCCGGCCTGCTTGGTCCCGTCGGCCATGCTCTTGGTCTGAACGGAGAGCTTCCCCGCGAGATCGTTAGCAGCGACGGCGTGATCCTTCGCCGACTGGGTGGCGCCCCTGCTGGCGACGATCGTCATCGGGTACTGCTGCTGCCCCGCGGCGATCTTCTGGTTCACCTGGTCGAGGGCTGCCCCGTTTCCCATGACAGCTGCGGTGTACGTCTGGGTCGAGATCCCGAGCTCGTGCGCCATCTGCAGCTGGCTCGTGTCGTGCAACTGCTTCGCGAGCAGGGCGGTGGACTGCTGGCCGATCTGGTAATTGTCGGCCTCGAGCGCTTGCGCCCAGTCGTTCGCGGACTGGGTCGCCTGCTGCTGTGCGCCACTGATCGACGCGAACACAGCCACGAGCCCAGTCACACCGAGCGCCACCCACCCGACCGGCCCCATGGCGACATCCATCGCCGTCCCGACGGCCGTGGTTGAGGCTGCGGCGACATCCTCGGATGCTGCCAGGGCTTCCATCACACCGGCTTCGGTGGCCATGATCTCCGTGTACGTGGCGGAGAGGGCGATCTGTGCTTCGGTCGGCCCGGTGAGGGCGCTGAGGCCTGCACTGGCAAGCCCGAACACTGACGAGAGACCGGTCCACGCCTTGAACGCACCCCACGTGACGAGCGCAGCAGTACCGAGGGTCGTCAGGACGGGGACGGGAACCATGTTCAACCCGGTTGTCACCAGGTTCAACGCGTTGAGTGCGACGGTACCGAGCGGGGCAAGCGCTGTCACCACATGGATGACGGTGCCGGCGAGGCTGCCGAGGGTGGACATCACGATGGGTAGTTGCTGCTCGGAGTAGGCAACGAACTTGTCCAGGCCGCCGTCCTGCGTCCACTGCTCGAACCCGACAGCGATCGCGTTGATTTCCTGCCCAGCCTCGGTGAACAGCGGGTTCGCGAGGTGGAACAGGTTCAGCACGCCCTGCAAGCCGACAGTGACACCATCGCCCAGCTGGGCGGAGAAGATGCTGATTTCCTCGTTCAGCCACGGCATGGATGCGGCGAAGATGTTGAGGCTGTCACCGAACGCGGGAAGCATCGACTTCGCTGCCGTGTCGGACAGGTCTGTCAGCTCGGTTTTCGCCGTCGCGAGGCCAGAGGTGTACTGCACACCCTCCGCGGTCGCCTTCGACATCTCGTCTTTGATACCGAGGATCGCGAGAACACCGGCACCCCCCATGGCGGTCATCCCGCCGGCGAGACCGAACGCAGCACCGGACAGCGCAGCCACCAGCGGGATCGCCGCGGTGACCACACCGATGATGAGGCCCATGCGGGAGGCGTTGTTACCGGCCGAGTTCGCAGCCTTGTCGTTCGCCGCGGCGGCAGCTTCCTGACCGACGGACTCTCGCACAGCCGTCTCGCCGGTGTTCTTCTGCGCTTCGGCGAGAGTGTCCTCTGCTGCGGCTGCCTTCAACGCGGCCGCCTCGGAGCGTTGGATGGCGGCTTGAACCGCAAGTTCCGCCGCGGCAAGCTGCCCGGCCGTCATTCGGCTGTTGTCGCGGCGCTCGTCGAGGCGCTGCTGCGCGACCAGAGCCCGCTGTGTGGCCATCTCCGACGCTTGCTCAGCGGCGGCCAGACGAGCCTCTGCAACAGCGACCGCGTCAGCCTTGGATGCCGAGTCCGATGCGACCGAGGAGCCGGTGGCGGACGACATTGACACGCTCTTGCTGACCGTGGTCGTCGTGACGGTGCCGCCGGTGCGGTCCTCGATCGCCTTGAGCTCTTCGAGCTTGGCCAGGGCCGTCGCGGTGTCCGCATCGACCCGGATTGTCGGGTCGATGCGGCCGAGCTCGCGCGCTTTCGCCTCAGCCTCGTCGAGTTTCCGGTTCCAGTCCGACGCGTCCAGTCGCAGGTACGCGACGATGCTGCCTTCGGTGGTGGGCCCGTCGGGCATGGCTACTCCTCTGAGCGGGTGAACACCGCCTCAAGCAGCGCTTCGAGACGTGGCCGGTACCCGAAGTAGCGGCCGAAGGGGGTGTCGGTGGAGAGAAGGTGCGCGGCGCGCATGGCGAACCAACGCCAGGTGATCGTGTGCCGCACCTCTTCGAGGTCGACGCCGAACTCGGCATGGAACGAGGGGACGAGGATCTTCCACTGCTCAAGGACGTCCACCCATGCGGTGGCGGGTTGTTCTACTTGCTTGACGGCTTCAGGCTCGTACCACTCGTAGATGCCCGTCGCGGGGTTGTAGTCTCCGCCGCCGCGGCCGTCGGGGTCGTTGCGGTGGGGTTCGCCACCGCTCGAATCGCTTTTGGGTCGCCACCGGTCTCCCACATGATCTCGGCGGTGGCCCGGTCGCGTTTCCAGTCGGCGAGGGCGGCCATGAACGCGCGCGTGATCGCGGCCGGCCGGACGTGGTCGGCGCGCATCTCCTCAAGCGCGGAGCCGAGGACGAGCGGGAGAGCTATCTCGTCGGTGAGGGTCGCCTTGTTCTTCGGGTCGAGCCCCTCTGCGAGGGTGATTCCCTCGTCGAAGCCGACCGGGGGGATGCGGTACACCTTCCCGTTGATCGGCAACTCGAGCGGTTCGACGAGTTCGTTGTAGTCCTTGAATGGCACTGGGTTCTCCTGGGTGTGAAGGGGGTTACTGGGTGGTCTGGGAGGGGGTGAGGCGGCGGCCGGACCCAGTACCGGCCGCCGCCCCAGTCATCAGGCCCGCGTGTAGGGGGCCGCGGGCGAGGTGCCGGTCGCGTTGGTCGCGGTGACCGGGGCGCTGCCGGCGGATCCGGTGGGAATCGTGGCGACGATGACGTTGTCGGACACGACCGTGAAGGGGACAGCTGCGGTGCCGCCGACCTTCACGCCGGTGGCGACGACGGTCGAGGAGAACGCCGAACCGGTGATCGTGATCTGCGCACCAGCGGCGGCACCCGACGGGGAAACCGACAGGATCGACGGGACCGGAGGCGTCACCGTGACGTTCGCGATGTCGGCGAGGACGCCATCACCGGTGCCCGTGATCTGGATCTCCTCGACGTCCTTGTTGGTCGTCTTCGACGGCGTCCACGTGGGGATGATCCGCCCCGTCTTCGCTTCGGAGCCGTCGGCCCGCTTGTAGTAGCGGAAGTTGGCGCGTGCGGCATCCTCGAACTGGCCCTGGCAGGCGCGGAGGATCTCCTGGCCCGGATCCTTGACGCCCGCAGTGGACTTCCGGTTGATCTTGATGCTGAGCTTGAAGCCCTGCATCGTGGGCTCGTTGGAGTCCCAGCCGTCGGTGTCGTAGTCGGACGTGTCGACCAGGTTCGGGGTGACATCCGGCGTGAAGTCGATCATCCCGTTCAGGGGTACCCAGTTGACGCCGTCGGTGGAAACGTCGAGCTTCCAGTCGCGGGCGAGAAGGGTGATGGGTCCGGTCATTTGGTGCCTCCTCAGGCTGTTCAGGGCATAGAAAAAGGCCCGAAGGCCGCGGGTGTTACGGAAGGTTGGGTTTTAGTCCCAGCCGCCTGCAGGGCGGAGGCTTGTAGGTGGTTCGTCAACGTCGGCGAGGAACTTCGTCGACCAGAGGGAACGCATCGAGTCGTCGTCGTCGAGGTCGATGGTTCCCGCGAACCGGATTTGGACGACATTCGTGGCGCCGAATGCGGTGTGAGTGAGTCCGAGGATCGCAGCGGTGACGTCGTCGGTCAGTGTTGTGGCGTCGTCCGGATTGTTCGGGAGCCCGCGGGTGAGTGCCTGCACGAGGAACATGGAGAACGGGCTAGACACGTCCGCGATGGTCCGCATGATCCGCAGCGCCACGGCACGGTCAGGAACGGTGGGGAGTTTCAATCGCACGATGGCCGTGCCGGACGTGTACGGCACGGTCGGGTCGGTGAGGTACTGCCCGACACCAGCCGTCTGCAAGGTTGTTGCGAGTCCGTCGAACAGGTCGCTGGTTGCACCCACGTCAGAGCCCCATTCGTTGACGGACGACGGATATGGCTTCGTCGCCGTAGGTGAGCATCGGCTGGATCAGGAAGAACGACTCACCATGCGTGTGTGACAGCAGGGCACCGTACGTGGCCGGTCGGCGGAAGTAGATGCCCTCGTGCTGGTACAGGGCGTACGGGCCGGGGAAGTAGATGTGGGCGACGTGCTCACCATCGACAGCGCCGACACCGATCACACCGAGGCCGACATCTGCGGACCCTTCGAGGTTGCCGGTGATACCGATCGGGACGAGCGGCGCAACCTCGCCGTGCATGTAAGACATGCCGGCGAGGACCGCTTCGTCTGCTTTCGCTTCCATCTCGGCTTTGAGCTCATCGAAATGGAGGTCAAAATGCCATTCGAGGCCCATGGCGCCTCCTAGGTGAGTGACACCGCGAGATGGTCGGGCAGGTCCAGGTCGCCGGAGTCGTTCGCGTTGACCTTGATCACCAGAGAAGCGCGGCCCGGGGTGAGCTCGTCACTGTCGGAGTCGCCGAGGACAGTGATCCGTGACTTCTCCACGAAGAGGGGCGCGTTCAGGATCGACGTGTACAGGGTCGTTTCGGAGATCACCTGTTCACCGTTGGCGTTGCGCACGAGCTTGCGGGAGTCGTCCGCGAAACACTGAATGACCACCGCGGGGGAGGCGTATACGTCGCCGTTGGAGCCGGTGCCGAGCCATTTCTCCACGGAGGCGGTGTGGACGAAGAACTCGTCGAAGTCGTTGTCGCTCATCCGACAACCCAGGCGTTATTCTTCGCCAGACCTGCGTAACGGAGGATCTGAAGTGCGTCGGGGACGAGACCCTCAGCGGCGCGTTTCTTCGCCGCAGCAGCCGCCTGAGCGTCCGCCTGCGCGTACGTGATCCGGGCGGTACCGATCGACTTCGATTCCTTCACAGATGTCTCCACCGCGCCGCCGGCGTCGGGGTCCACCCCGAGTTTCACGAGCGCGGCCGACTGGCAGCACGTCGCGTCGTTGAACGCCTGCAACTGGGCTGCCACGGTCGGCAACCCAGTCGTGTCGGCGGCGTAGAAGTCGAGCTTCGTGGCGTCCCGCACCTGGAGGGACGCTTTCCGGAGCACAGAGGTGATGTTCGTGGGGGGAGCGTTGCCGGTCCACGCGGTGTAATCGGCGGACGTCGCGTAGACCAGCATCGGCTACTCCTTCTCGGGCGTCGCCGCCTGCAGGGCGGCGTCCTCTTCGTACAGTTCCCGCAGCTGCTTCTTGCGGGTCAGCTGTCGGGCGAGTTCGTCGTCGGTGAACGTGACCTGCGGGTCGCCGACGCCGAACAGTTGCGGGTTCGCGGCCTTGGCTTCCTTCTCCGTGAGCAGCGTGATACCAGGGAGGGGGAACACGCCGCCGTCGTTCGTGCGCGTGGTGAGGTACTTGTCGTAGTGCCCGTCGGTGACCGACTGCACGCCGCCCTTCTCGTTCTTGATGTACTTCGTCACTGGGCCACCTCCGGCTCCGGCGCCGCCTCGGGGGCGGCTGCGTTGGCCTCGACGCGAGCGATCTCCTCGGGCGTCATCGGCACCTCAGCCGACGTCTCGGGAGCGATCGCGACGGGGGAGACCTCGGGGTTCTCGGGGACTACACCGACCGGATCGGTGGACGCGACCTCATCGACGGGGTTCTCGGCGAGGGTGTGCAGGCGCACCGCATCCACGGCGGGATCCGGTTCACCGAGCAGCTGCGGGGATGCCTCCGCTTCCGTGACGTCCTCCCAGCCGGGGATCGGCGCACGCTCACCCGTTGGGTTGGGCTCGCCGGTGGGGAACTCCTCGTCGTCGGGGACCGAGTGCACGGCACCGGCAGGGTTGCGAACAAACCTGGTCATGATGATCTCTTCTCTCTACTGGGTGTGGTCTGGCGGACACGGAACCCACCCGACTTGTGGCCGGGTGGGAACCGAACCCGTCAGGGTCAGGTGAGGACGACGAAGCCCTTTTCGTCGCGGAGCTTCGCGACGCCGTACAGGCAGTCGACGGTGACCTGCACGCCCAGGTTGTTCGGGCTGTAGGACATGGTGACGCGGAGCACCAGGCCGGACTCGGGGTCCTGGATGGTGGACTGCACGGCACCCTGGCCCGTGGGGGCCTCGGGGAGGGCGCGGGAGGCGAACACGATCGCGCCCGGGTCGAACGCGAGGTTCTTCGTCGAGTTCGGTGTGCCGGTGACGACGGGGGTCAGCTGCGACTCGAGCAGCTGGATGCCGTACAGGTTCGGCAGCTTCGACCCGGTGACTCCCTGGTCGCGGTTGTCGTTGTACGCGAAGAACGACTGCAGGGTGCTGTCGGCGCGGAGCGCTGCGATGTCCTTCGTCGACGTCAGCTGGAACCGGTTGGCGGCGCCCACCTTGTTGTCGGTGAACTTCTTCGCCACCGCCCGCAGGGTCGCCGCGGACAGGTCCGTGCCGGACGTGCCGACCGAACCGGAGAACAGCGAGTAGGTGCCGATGATGTCGTTCTCGATCTGCTCCGCGATCGCGACGACCTGCGCCTTGATGTACGACTCCATGAGCACCGGCTGGGCCTGCGCGCGCACGAAGTCCTCCACCAGGATGGTGGCTTCCTTGTGCTTGTTCAGGGTCACCGTGGTGTCGGTGCTCGTTGGGGTCTGCAGCGTCACCGGGCTGTTCTGCGCCTTGTCGTTCGCGACGAGGGTGCCCGGGTAGGGGATGTGCAGGGTCGAACCGACCTGGAACGTGGCCAGGTCGCTGTCCTTCGTGACCCGCTGCGCGAGTTGGATGTTCGCACGGAGGATCTCGAGGGCGATGTTCGCCCAGATGGACGGGATGAAGGGGGCGGCGGAGGTGCTGTTGATCGCCATTGGTTACTCCTAGGTGAGGATGCGCCCTTCTCGCTGTGCGAGAAGGATGTCGGCGCGGTGGGCTTGGAAGAACGCAGGGTTGCTCAGTTGCTCGCTCGTGTAGACGACGGGCTTCGCGGCGCCTGCGGGGGCGCTTCCACCACTGGACCGTGGGGCTGCCGGGGTGTCGGTGCCCTTGAACGCGAGGAGTCGCTGCACGGATGCGGCGAGCTCTTCCTCGTTCTGGCCGACGAGCAGTTCCTCGGGCACACCGTTCGTCGCGGCCGTGCGTGCACGGAGCGCGTCGAGGCGTGCCTGCTGGGCGTCGGCGGCGGCCGTTGCGGCTGCCTCCTGCGCTTTCTGCAGTTCGGTCTTGTTCGCTTCCTCGATCTCGTCGAATCGCTTGGCCTTGTCGGCGTTCGCTTTCGCGCGCGCCTCGTTCTGACGGGCCAGCGCTTTCCACTTCTCGAGTTCAGCGATCGGGTCCGGGTGCTGCTCCTGCTGCTCCTCGGCACCCGTTTCGGGTGCGGCCGGTGCGGTGGTGGGCTGCTCGGACTCGGTTCCAGTGGTGTCGGACATGGTTCGTTACTCCCGTTTCGGGCATCAAAAAAGCGCCACCGTTTCGGTGACGCGTGCCGTAGGACCCCGGCTGGGTGGTTCAGCCCCCGTAGGGGGTAACGCTCAATGTGCCCATCGACAGGTCGAGTTGTTCGCGGCGCGACTGGCGCAGCAGGTTCAGATGTGGGTGCTGGGCGACGAACTGGCGCATCTTCAACTGGGCGGCTCTCACGTCCGCTCTCGCAGCGTTTCTCGCCTCTGGGGTGCGCGCATACTCGAGTTCGCGTTTCGCTACTCGGATGCCACGCTCGAGGGCACGCTGCTTCTGGGTGGCGTTGTAGGCGATCTGGTCGGCGTCGGTCCACTCCTGCGGTGTGCCAAGGTGTGTGCTGCCTGCGACGTACTCAGCGAGGTGATGTCGACAGTTCGGGTGGAACAAGCCCGCAGCGGTCGCGTCAGCGATCGACGGATGCACGCCGTCGGGGACAATGCACAGCACCACGTTCTGCCAGGGCAGACACAGCGGGCATGGGTGGCCGTCGTCGGACACGAACACGAGGTTCCCACCGAGCGACTGAATGACCTGCAACCGGGATGCGTTGTACGCCCTCGTGGACGCGGTCCTGACGGCCATCTCCACGTAACTCGAGAGTGCCCAGTCACGGCCGGACTTGTCGGTGAACCCGGTTACACCGCGGCGCATGAACTCACGCCACGCTTTCGCCTGCGCCTGATCAGGTGTGAACCCGTTCGGGAGGACCTGGCCGGCCGCGCCGGCGGGGTTGATGATCTTGTACAGATCACCGTCGAGCCGGGTCAGACGAAAGCGGACGTCCTGCAGTTCACTGTCGAGGTCGGCGCGGATCGCGTTCGCAGCACGAACACCGTGCAACTCGTACGGGTCGAATCCAGGGTTGAACTCCGGAGGCAGGAAA